CCAGGATCTTTGCGGAGGTCATCCCCTTCTCCCCGGTAAAGGCTACCAACATCCCCATCGACCAGCGACTGGTTGCCCGCTCCATGCTCAGGATGATGGCCTACGGCACCATGATCACCATGGGTGTCAATGCGATGCGTGGGGAGAGTACCGACTTCAACCCGGTCAGGAAACTAGCCGACGGCACATGGGTCAAGAACTCCAACTTCATGCGTATGAAGAACGTCTTCGGACGGGATGTCTCCATATTCGGCCCCTACGATTCCTTGCTGGGCATGGCCACTACTGTCGCCACCAAGGCTTACAGCGGCGAGGGGATAGAGAAGCTCTACGGGCCTCACGAGGCTATACGCAGCATGGCTTCTGGCACGGTCTCCAACGCCTGGGACTTCCTGTCCGGCTCCACAGCCATAGGGGAACGGGTACGGGACACCCCCGAGCAGGTCATCAAGCGCATCATGGAGAACTTCACTCCATTCGCAGGGGCAGAGGTAGACGACTTGGCCAAGGACTTCTGGGAAAAGTCCCGTGAAGGCGACGTCGTTGGTGCCGCCAGTACCGCAGCCTTTGGGATAGGGGTAGAGTTCCACGGTATCAAGAGCGCCCCCAAGTCCGCCGGTGAACAGTACAACGCCAAGGCCATACAGGAGCTGGCCCGCATGAACGCTAGTGGTCAGTTTGGTGATCTCAGTGAGGACAACAAGCGTGACTTAGACAAGGCGCTAAAGGAAGAGAATATCTACCTGGCACCTCCAGTCGTCAAGGATGCGGTAGAGAAGATACCCAAGGTGCTCGAGCTGAAGACAACTCACCAGGAGGAGCAGCTGAAGTACAACAGCCCCATGGCACACTACATGAAGGATGTCAGAGAGACTACTGACCTGTACAGGGAAGACGTCAGTGAATTGGCCGCTGCTAAAGGTTACGATCTGGTAGAGGACCATAAACCTGCAAACTTGGATGCTAATGGTATCATGATCACGAGCCTGGGTGCAGGCAGAGAATTCCGTCTGAGGGCACCTGAGCTTGCTCAGAATCTGAAAGCTACTCTAGCGGAGAAGAGGAAATTCCACCAGGATGCGGTGGATTACGCAGCGAAGAAGAGGGCGGGGAACGAGGAACGGGAGCAGTCAGTCCAGCAGGAAGCCATCCAGTTCTACATAGATACCATATATGGTGACGTCACTCTCGAGGACCCTATCACAGGCGAGTACGACTTCGAGAAGGCCGAGGAATTAAAGGAAGCTTTCGAGAAGAAATTCCCTGGCAAGATCGATGAGGTGGAGGGCTACCTGCACCGCAACGAGCACCCTCTACAGCAGATGTTGCGGAGGGACAGGGAGACTCTTAGGGAATACTGGGACGTCCCTGATATGGTGATAGATGAGCTGCCGGATTCCGTCAGTGGGCCTTACAGGAAGTGGCGAGACGCTGATCCGACAGAGAAGGCATTCCTCGCAACATTCGATCCAACCATCTCGATAGTGAATAGTTTGGTGGATCTGATACGGACTGCTATGAAGAAGGCACAGCCAGAGGTAGGAACCGCTTTACGGAACTGGGAGTATTCCACTAGCCTTGAGGGTGCGGCTGAGATCTCAGATCTCGCCAATCAGCTTTCCCCGGAATTCATAGATGATCTCCTCTCTGGTATGGGTATAGCTGTCCCAGTCACAGCCCCTACAGGGAGGCCGGTGCCGTTAGCAGCTCCCGCCCGCGCCCTCGAACCAGCTGGCGCGATACCCACTCGCTAGACAAACCATGAAAACAGTTATACACTTTTTCCAAGTGATGACTCCACAGGAGAATCGCTGATGACAACCCCAGAAGAAACCCAAGAGCTCCCGGAGGAGCAACCAGTAGAAGTAGACTATCAGGCGAAAGCCACCGAGCTGGAGTCCCAGGTCGCCAAACTAGAAAACGACCTGCGCTCCAAGGACGGGCAACGCCGTAGAGACACCGACAGGGACACGGAACTGGCTGGATTCAAGGATGAGCTGGCCGCCATAAGGAAAGTGTTCTCCGCCTACATGGACAACATGCAGCAGGGCGGGGACCCCGACGTCCTACAGAGCCAACTATCCCAGATCAACCAGGACGCTGCTCAGTCGCAGCAGCAGCGGGACGTAAATTCCCGCTACGAGCGAGAGCAGACCCGACTCCTGTCTACGGTCCAGGATGCCGAGGGCAATCTCCTCATAAGTGAGGACGATGCAACGAAGCTCCAGACCCAGTGGCAGGCTGCGTGGCAGACCGCCCAGGAGGGCAATTTCGACGCGGTCTACGACTTGCAAATAGAGGCCCAGCGAATGGTCAACCAGGCAGAGAGACGCCAAGCCGACTCAGACAAGAAGATACTCAGGGAAGAGGCCAAGACGGCCAGCAAGAAAGCCCTGGAGAAGGCGGGGATCAATGACCTGGACACCGGGGCTGCTATCGCAGGCGGGTCCGAGGAGCTCCACGGAGCCGCCCTAATAGAACGAGGACTTAGACAAGGTAGTTCTCGCATCCTGACTTAGGAGACAGGCAATGCCAACCCTCTCTGAATATCAGAAGTTGGCCAACGACGATGTCATTGCTGGTGTTTTCGACAACATCATCACGGCGTCAGAACTGGCCCCCTTCCTACAGTTCCGCAGTTTCTCCGGCAACTCCCTGGTCTACAACCGGGAAAGTACCCTGGGCGCTGCGGCCACCCACCAGGTAGGCGATACCTGGGCCGAGACCGAGCCTACCTACACCAAGAAGACAGTCTCCCTGACCACCGTCGGCATCCAGCATCCGCTGGACCGCTTTGCCATGCAGACCGTCGATAACGTCCAGTCCCAGGAAGCCGTCCTGCTTTCCAAGATGGCCAAGTCCATCGCCAGGAAGCTGGAAGACCTCCTAGTCACCGGCAACTCCGGTAGCGTAAGCACGGAGCCCGAGGGACTGACTTCCCTGCTCATCAGCGACTCCCGCCTCCTCATGATGGACGACGGCTCACAGCCCTCCACCATCGCCGGGGACGAGACCGAGCTGACCCTTGACCGCCTGGACGCTTTGATCGACCTGGTGGAACAGGGCAAGCCCGACTTCCTGATGATGAACAAGACCATGCGCCGAAAGCTCACAGCCCTGGCTAGGGCCACCGGCAGCGGCGTCATCCTTAACAGCGCCGAGATGTTTGGACACCAGTACATTCTCTACAATGGCATCCCTGTGGTGATCAACGATTACATCACCAACAGTGAACAGTACGAGAACGCCGGTGCCTGGGGCTCCTCATCCGCAACGACCATCTACGCGGTCAAGACCGGCGAGGAGAAACAGGGCTGGACAGTCATCCATAACGGCGGCGTCCTGGAACCCGACGTGCAGCGACTGGGCACCAAGTTCGACAAGAACGAAGACGCCTACCGCATGGCCGTTTACCTGAACGCCGTGGTCTACTCGGCCAAGTCCTGCGCGGCCCTGGCTGGGATCGACTCGGCGGCCTAAAACCGGAACATCCCTCCTGTTGAGCCTAGTTCCGTAATTTGATGATGGGAGGAAAGCCCAATGGCTGACCCACATGTGTTTAAAGCTGAAAATGTGTTCGCCGCGACGATCGGCTCCACTGACGTGACCGCCGGAGACATGATGTACTTCGACGGCACCGACTGGGAGCTGGCAGACGCCTCCGCTCACACCACGTTCTGCGAGGCGATGGCGGTCAACACCTACGACTCTGGTGATGTAGGCGTACTCTGCACTGGTGGCATACTGGTTGACAGTGACTCCCCCTACACCCAGGGTACGGCGATGTACCTGTCAGAGACTGCCGGTGCCATCACCGCCACCATCCCTACGACCAACGCTGCGATAAAGCAGGTCGTTGGGTTTTCTCTGTCCACCTCCGAGGTCCGAGTTAACATCCGTATCCCAAGCTACCAGAACCAGTTCTTCCCCGTGAGTGCCTATGACACTTCCGGCGAACCTGGCCTTGGTGTGGCGACGGATGGGTGGCCTGGCCCCGGCCTGGACGGCGCTTCCGAGACTGCCTACGTTGTAGGTCGTTTCCCCGACAACTTCGTTGAACTGGAGATGGCGCGGATCGTAACCAATAACTCAGCGGGTTCCGCTGTGGACTATGACTTCACCGTCACATCCGGTTACGACAATGCGTCGAATGCCCAGGACACTGGCACGGCAGTCACAGCCAGTACCTCGGAGACAACCCCGGCGGATAACCTGCTGGTGACCTTCGATGTCTCTGGCGTGCTCGACTCCGGTCTTCAGGGACCGGGCCGTAACTTCGCCATCCTGATCGATCCAGATGGCGTGGGTGGCGGCGAACAACAGATTCTCGGCCTGAACCTTGGTGCCTTGGTGGTCTAGGTTTGAACGGTACGAAGTACATCCGTGTGGACCTGGGTGGCAACACCTGTGTCCATGCAGACCTGGTGAACAGTCAGGTTGGCTTCAGCGTCCGTGACGAAGGAGCCAATCCGTCTCGTCCACCTATGGCTGATTTCTGGTTGTCTCCGAGCAAGCTGACAAAGCTTCACTCGATCACGAGTCAACTGGTTCCCCAGCCCGAGCCTACCCCCAAGCCGCGTCCGGTCAGGGAGAGTAGTTCACCTTTCCTTCAAGCGAATGTAGGTCCTATTCTCAGGCATCCGGTGGGCTTGATGAGGACGCCTCCCTGGTGGCTCAGGTGGCTGTACTCGGCGGTAGTTACGAAAGAACGATACGACTGATAGGTGGTTACGATGGCTACTCTAACATGCGGCTGCGGCAGGGAGGTTACTACCTCCAGGGCCCTGGCCATGCACCAGACCAGCAAGGCACACCGTGCCTGGGAGAACGGCGGGACCGAACCTGAGACTTCCGGGGTGGCTGTGGCCACCGCTCCCGCTATGGACGAGACGCTGATAGCAGCCCTCGCTGAAGCCCGTGCTGGCGCTGACCCAAGGAACGTAGCCAAGATGGTCCGCTCTGTCTTTAAC